TGAATGCGTTTATACAGCGTGGCGTGGGCAAGTACCTTCGAAAAGTACTCAAACGTCATGGTACTGATTTGCGTTCGCAAGAGCGTAATCAGCACCTAGCCCGGCAGGGTTCCCTCACGGGAAAGCTTGCCACCATTGATTTGAAGGGTGCATCTGACACAGTGTCAAGAGCAATCGTAAGAGAGCTCTTGCCAGCTGATTGGGTGCATTTTCTCGATAATTTGAGAAGTCCCTGTTACCAAATCGACGGTACGTGGCATACTTACCACAAACATTCGTCCATGGGGAATGGATACACTTTTGAGCTTGAGACGCTCATCTTTGTACTTCTTTCCATTTGTGCATGTGACGAAGTTGGTGTCTCAAGTAAGGATGTAAGCGTATACGGGGACGATATCATTATCCCTGTTGAGGCTTACGATGTCCTTAAAGAAGTACTTGAGACCTGTGGTTTTACGATCAACGAAGATAAGTCCTACCACGAGGGACCCTTCCGGGAATCTTGTGGAGAAGACTACTTTCGTGGCATCAACGTGCGACCATTCTTCGTACGAGAGAAACTCTCATCACCTGGCGCCCTTTTCAGGGTGGCTAATAACCTCAGGAGGTATTGCGCTATGCGTAATGCTTCTCTGGGTTGTGATGCTCGTTTCAAACGTGCTTGGAAAGGTTTATACTTCGCTGTCACAAGCGAGTATCGCTTTCGCATTCCCGATGGTATCGGCGACGGTGGATTCGTCTCAGAGTGGGACGAATCCGCTTCCGCAGTTACCGCCGGTCCTTCCGGACCGTACGGGCGTACGTGGCGAACGAAATCATTAGAGTTTGTTCCAACAACTCGAATGAAATCGAATAGCTGCCTTTCGGTAGCTAGCACGTTGTATGATCTAGAACGGGGGCGTATTTCGGCCTCCGTGAGTCAATCCAGTGATTCGGGGAGACTCTATCTAGATCCCCAACCTGCCATTGACCGTACTGCGTACGGCCTAAGAGAGGTTGGTTCTTGGCGCGTAAGGACCATTGTCGTGATGCAATGGCCCTCGTTGGGGGGCTGGATTTAATCCCAG